TCAGTCTTATTTTCTGCACCAACTGTTACTGAATAGTAAACAATTTTCTTTGCTTCAAATGTGTAACTGTTTAATAGATCTGACATTAGAATTTACCTCCATTGTTGTTAGTGTCAAGTACAGTTTCATTAGTTACGTTATCAACTAACTCGTCAAATAAGTCTTCATCAAAGTTACCAACTTCCTCTTTTAACTCCTCTTTAGTTAACTTTTCAAATTTAAATATGAGTTCTTCTGTTATCCATTCTTCCATAGTCTTCCTATCCATGTTATCAACAACTAACTCAACATACTGTTCAATTAGTTTATTTTGTTGATCGTTATTTAAGACTATCATGTTAACTTAACCCCCAATTAATAGTAAGATAGTTAGGATCATGGTACTTTGATATATCCTCACCCTCCACAATAAATAGGAATTCTTCACAGAAATACTCTACAGATTGAACTCCTAAATCTTCTATTGCCCTCAACATATCACCTATTTGATCATCATCTAACTGCATTTCATCAATACAAAATGCAATATTTTGCTCTAATTGTGTCATGGTTAGTAATAATAAAGGACAGAAAAATAGGGAGTTTAGTTATACTCCCAAAAGGCAGGTTCACAAACTTTATCAGTTAAAGTATTGTAATCCTCGTTGTTAACATTCTCTGGAAGACCCATATCGTTGAAGTAACGTATTATCTCAACGAGTGCAGTTTCTTCTGCTTCAGTGATAGTTAATGTGCGAAATGTTTGTGACATAATTGATAATTAAATGAAGTGAATTAAGGGTTGTTAGATAGAAACTTTTCCATTGCCATTTCCTCTGCTATCTTACAGGCATTGGAATAGAATAATGAATCTTTGTTTATACCTATCTCCTCTAATGCCTCTTCATAAAGTGTCTCAAAGATGTTTTCATTAGCAAGAGTTGACATAAACAATTAAATCGAAATTTACAAGTGGTGAGGTGTTTTTCCCCCCTCCACTCTTATATAATACACGATTTTAGGGTCAAATGGGGGATTAGTAGACAGTTTGTGAACTGGCACACTATTTGTTTATATAAACTCAACATGATTTACACTACTAAAATACAGGATTAGTGGAAATTACCTTTGCTTTAGGATTTCTTGCCTTTGCAGTTTCAATGGCATCTTCTCTATTAGCAGCACGAACTTCTTCGTTAAATATACTTCCAGCAACATAAAGTTGTACTTTCCACTTCATTTTGTGTCCTCCTTACATGTACACGAGTTAAGTATTGGTACTAATTTATTTAGAATTCCATTCCAATATTCAACATCTTCAGTATCATCATTGTATTGATTATTAGTTGAAATAAGTTCAACTATTTCTTTTAATTCGTCTTTTGTAAGATTAACTAACATGATGCAATCCTCCAGTCATACTTATCAACAATGTGCTTACAATGTTGACATCCTAATGCACTCCAACTGAAATGGAATACTCGTGCTTCGTTATTACATTCAGGGCAAACTATAACCTTGCCGTTATTACTTGCCCTAGTGTATCTATTAACATTTTGTGTCATAATTACACTCCCTCCAATACTAATGAATTGGCATGATTGTTCTTATTAATTACACATGACTGATGAATATTAAAGAGGGTTTCATAATTAACTCCCTCCCAATCATCCCACTCACAAACATAATCTTCACAGGTAAAATCACCAGTTCCGTCTACATTTAGTGGGCATGATTTGAAGTCGTCATTATCATCAACCCAGAAGATTCTGCCAAATGTTTCAGATTTAAACATGATTAACTACCTCCTCAACGGCAACGATTTCACCAGTTATGTTATAATGAGTATCAGCAATTTTACATGCTTCAGTATAACTTTTGGTGAACTTTTTTGGTTCGGTGAATACAATAAACATGTTAATTACCTCATGTAAAGATAACCACCTGCCCATCCAGTGTGGTTTGGATTGTGTAACTTAGCACGATCATTTATGACTCTTAAATCATATCTAACGTGCTTTGCTGGTGCATTATATGATGCTGGTTTGAATACTTCTCCTGTATTCTTATCAACAAAGGCATGAACACATCCTTCTTTATACTCATTTCTATCTTGAAATGTATCGAAGTCATGTTGCATGATCTTGTAATACTTGCGTCCGTTCTTTATAACGAACTTGGCAAGATTTGCAGTGCCATTGTTAACACTTTCCAACTGCTTTTTAGAGTAGTCAGAATCAGATCCAGCATACATTCTCAATGAATGTTGTTTGTAGTTTTCTGTTAAAGAATCACAATAGGTTTCTGTCCAATCGAGAATTCTTTCAGTTAATGTTGCCATAGAGGTGAATTCGTTGGTACTCTTTAATTATACACGATACAGAGCATTTATAGGGCATATCAGGACAGTTTGTGAACTGGCACACTAAAAACTCAAATACTCATTATCTGCTTTATTATATAATATTGATAAATCTGTTGGTGGTAAAATAACATTTAGTGGTGGTAAATTACACTCATAATAATCACCATCTTTTAACGCAATCATAGCACCATCAGCACCTTCAAAATATAAACTTCGAGCATGTTTATCATCAACAACTACAACTCTTCTTGCTGTTAAATCTATAACAAGCAGATAATCGTATGTACTAATTTGTTTAAAATCCTCTACTGTTTTAGTCTCACTAAGGAAAGATTTGACCTTAAACTTCTTAGTTGCATTAAGATCTTTCCTCTTATAGAATAAGTTTTTACCCATCTTTAGTTCTACTTTCTTATCACCAAATAAGAAATCGTATCCATTCTTATCAACTCGTTCCAAATTAGAGAACTTATCTAATGCTTTCTCTACCATAGTTGCCCTTGCAAAGTTATCAGCATTGGATGTAAATCCTTTGTCTGAGTATAAAGAATCAACTACACCAAATACCTTGTTCCAATTAACATTTTGCTCAAGATGTTGTGTAAAATTGTTCATACTCTTGACCTCGAAATTGCGAAGTTAGCATAAGAGAATATCTTACGATTAACAATCTTAAATGTACCAAACTTGTTTGACATAACATAACCCTCATGCCCAACATTCTCACCCATAATATAACATTCTACACTCAAATCTGTTCCAATATATTCAAACATTTCCATCTTAATTGACTCTACTAATTTCCATAAACGCAACACATTTATGTCACAATTCATATCATCGGAAATAGCAGATAACGCATGGTCATCTAACTCAAGACCAACTCTAATGTATGAATTAATATCTTTCTTTATCTCTGCAATATGTTTCTTAGTCTTAGGAAAATTACATAGTGTTGCAATTTGCTTTGCAAAGTTACACTTATCTTTCAAATCTTCCTCTACACCATACTCATCTAGTAGTGCTGGTGGGTTAAACCAAGTTACATTATCATCATCCTCAAAATTCATAAATTTATCGAATTCTTCCATTGGTTTAGCAACTGCATCCCTCAAATCTTTCTCTGCAAAGTATTGAGTATGTGGTGCAATTATAATATTAGATGTAACAATCTCAGGGAAAACGTAAGTTATGGTATTAGGAGTGTAAAAATCACTCCCCCCAAGACCGATAAAATCACCTTGGAAGATGCACTCAGTAAAAGGTAGATTATCAAGGCAATGATGCAAAATGGTTGCCACTTTTCCCTGATGATTTCTATCAATCTCTGCATGGTCATGGTTAATCTTAATAAGTTTTTTGTTAAATACTGATTTAGTTCCTACAAACTGTTTACCATTTGCAGGATTACGTCCCCAAACTATTGCTGGAGATCCATCAAGTTTTACAGATATGCTATCACTCTTTGCAGTAAACCAGTCCAATACGGATAGGTCACCGTTGAGGATGCTATCTTCGGGGTGTTCAATGTGAGTGTTTTTCATACTTATAGTATAACAAAAAAAAGCACCCTTATGGTGGGTGCTTGTGACAGTTATTGAACTGTCCTAATCAATTCCTTAACTCCTGCCTCTAGTAGTAATAATGGTAAGAGAATTAAAGATAACCCATCTGTAGGATAATCTTCAAGAATTGATTTCAATTTAGGACTCTCTACTTGTGATTTAGGAGTCTCAATTTGTGGGACTTGTTTTACTTCAGTCACAGCAACTTTCTTGGTTCGAGTAACTTTACTTACTCTTTTTCTTGGAGTTGTTGTTGACTTAGTGGGAGATTTGGCAACAGTTGTTGATGTTTTAACTGCTGATGATCTTCTCCTAGTTGGCATAAAATAAAATTCAAGTGTATAAAGTGTTGAAAGACTAGGGTAAGTAAATTACTCTAACGTCATGTCTCTGCTTCTTATCATTTATCCTAACTTGTTTACCAAGTCTAATTAAAATGAATGTCAGAGTAGTTAGAAACCTAGTGAACCCTCAACATTTATATAATAGCAAACTCTAAGGACAATGGGGAAAATAGTGGTCACTTTATAAACTGGTACACTAGGCATAAATTTTTGTTAACTAAATTATAAAATGTGTGCATATTCTAACTAAATAGTGATAGAATTAGGGATAACAAGATGCACTAAACATCTTCGTAATTGTAAATTCTATAGAGTAAATGTTATGCACAATCTAGTTTCATTTAATCAATTAGCAGATTTTAAAGAAATAAAAATGTCCGAAGAATCATACGATACGGAGTTAATTAACGATTATTTTAACTGTCTAATTGAATGTGAAGATGACCAATCAAGTTGTAAACGTATATGTAAGGAGATTTTAAACTAATTCAAACAACATAACATTGCATAATCCCCTTAATAGACAAGGGGATTATTTTATTGTCTTAATAATCAGGATGTCTCCCCTCTTGCGATTTATAACCATCTGCCATATTATATTCTCTCCTATTCTTTACATATTCTAACTCATTCCAGTTATCTTTATTGCATAATAATGTTACATGCACATTTTTATGTCTCATTGGTTTTCCAGAAGTATAACTACATTCTTTCTTCGGATAAACTACAACTTCAATAGTAATATATTGTGATACAGGATTCCATCCTTGTTTAACTCTTTTCTCATTATCTACTGGATCTCCCTTATGATAAACCCATCCCTCTTCCCAGTCACCATTTGGTCTTTTCCAAATAACGTAATCATCAACTTGAGGTTCATAGGTCATTTAAGTTCTCCAAGAATAAGATTTCATCATCACGAATATCATCAATATTAAATTCCCACCACAATGCTCTTTGGTCATCAACTCGATCAAATTTTTCCAAGTATTTTAATCTTTCATTGTAATATTTATCAACCTCTTTAATACATTGCACCTTTAATTCTGAGTATTTCATTTTAACTTAGGACCATAAATCCATGTTACTAATGAATATCTTAATCCTTTAGTTACTGGTGTTACTCTGTGAGGAACTCTTGAATCAAATACTATAATAGATCCTTTAGTTTTAGGTGCGAATACATTATTACCATGATAATCTATAAATTCTAAATCACCACCTTCATATTCACTAGGGTCAGTAACAAGTAACGATGCACTTAATTTTCTAGTATAATCACTATTTTGACTCGTTCCATAATCACTATGCCATCTATAATGTCCATCAGGTGCTTCATACTTTGCCACCTGAACACCTAAAATAGTGTTCAAATCATACTCCCATTGTTGTTTATTAGCAATGCCAATATAATGTGCAAAGATACTACTAACCCAATGAGATTCATACCACCATGTTATCTTTGAGTTCCTTGTTTTACTATCAAGAACTGCTTTATCTAATGCACCAGTCTTTGCATCTACAAATGCTTTATCTTTATCTAACTTCTCTATCTCCTCCACCATTAAATCCACTAACTTATGTGGTATAACGTCTTGAAAGAATACACAAGGTGTTTGTGCTTTGACTACAAGTTGTTTCTTTTCCATGTTAATTAACGAGTAATAGTAGAGATTGCTGGTTCACCTTTGTTGAAAATAGTATCAACAACTGCCTCAACTTTGCGTGATGTAGATATACCCACTCTATCATATACTGGTACAGAAATCAACCCATAAGTTTTAGTATCATTACCTTTTCTTATTACTCTACCAATAGTCTGACTAATAGTGATATAATCCATGTTTCTTAAGAATATTGCTGCCTCTAATCCTTTAACATTGATACCTTCTGATAATATGCTATGATGTAATACTACAAACTTCTTAGTATCATCATTACCCCACTCATTAAGAGTATTAAAGAACTTCTCACGATCTACTTTCTTACCATCAACAACTGCACCAGTCTTAGCAGTGATGAACATCCAAGAATATCCACGATTTCTTAGTTCAATGCAGAAGTCAGATTGAGATACTAGACTAACAATTTGTTTGGTAGATCTAGCACAAATTAATACTTTATCGGTATCAATCTCATCAATAGTTGATACTACATGGTCACAATCATGCTCATGTTTGAATCTACTATCATTCACAACATCTATCTTCTTAATAGTAACTTTAGGTGGTAAAATTACACCTTGCTCAACTAACTGAGGTGCTGGTACATTGACTAATACTTTACCATAGATGTCCTCATCATTCATCCCTATCTTAAAAGGAGTCTTAGAATGTTTAGGTGTAGCAGTAAAGAAATAGCAACGATTAGCATACATTGAAAAATACTCTGTTGGTACAACAAAGTTCTTCTGAACACTATTATGTGCTTCATCAAAGTATATCGTATTTACATCAATCTCTGCTTCTTGTATCTTATGAAGGGAATGATACGTTGTAAAGATTAAAGTATGTCCTCTACCCTTTATATAATTCTTTATAACTTCAGGTTTAGTTGTGCTTAAATGATGTGTCTCACCACTATGAACATGCACAACATTAACATTAGTAATATGTTCAAGAAAATCAGCAGATAGTTGCTCTGCTAATAATATTCTTGGTGCTACTACTACAATAACTTGCTGAATAAGTTTTCTTTGAGTTGGTATAACTGTGGATCTTAGTTGTCTCTTTGCATCCTCAATCATACACATAGTTTTTCCACCACCAGTGGGGACAATCACCTGACCTTTAGATTGTAACTTAATTACATCTAAAACTTCTTGTTGATGTAATCGTAGTTTAATCATTAAATAATTTCATTACCTTTATATAATACACCATTTCTATCTAATTTTACCCAAATGTAGACACTATGTTAACTGGCACACGCTCTTGAATTAACTTATTGTAATCTTCGTGCAGTTCACATCCAATATAATACCTATCTAAACGCCTTGCTACTGCTGCGGTTGTGCCACTTCCCATAAATGGATCAAGTACAATATCATTCTCTTCACTACCTGCTAATATACATGGTTCAATTAACTCTTCAGGGTAAGTTGCAAAGTGTGCTTGTTTATTAGGTTTAATATTTACATTCCAAACTGATCTTTTTCTTCTTGATTGTTCCTTAATAGTATCAACATCAAAGTAATAGTTCTGACTCTTACTTAATAAGAATATGTATTCATGTGATTTAGTACATCTATCTCTTACACTTTCTGGCATTGGATTACCTTTACTCCATATAATATCTTGCCTTAAATACCATCCATCTGCCCTCAATGCAAATGCTAACATCCATGGAATACCTATGAGATCTTTCTCTTTTAGTCCCTCTAATTTGTTGCCACGTTTATTACTATTAGTGGGTAAGTCTTGTCTAGTTCTTGATACTGACTGTTTAGGATATGATTGACCTTTTCCAGGTCTATAGTTATAATAACTATCACCAATGTTTAACCATAATGTTCCATCTTCTGTTAGATTATTTCTTACCTCTTGGAATACTTTTACTAATTTTTGAATATACTCTTCTGGAGATTCTTCTAGTCCTATCTGACAATCCTCCCCTCCATAATCTCTTAAACCATAATAAGGTGGAGATGTAACACACATTCTAGCAGGTTCATCAAATTGTTTCAAAGTCTGGAGACAATCTCCAAATAAAATAGTATCTTTCATTATAAAATAATAAGTTTACCCAAGTAAAACTGGTCTTAAATCATCCTTTTTAACAAATAAACCCTCTAAGTTATAATATAATTTATAATTCTCTGTTACAACATAATAACCAACAATAGAACTTCCATCACAATGATAACCATAATTCTTAACTTTTTCTTCTATACCATCTATTCTCAATTTCTTACTCCCATCTAAGTAAGAATGGTATCGTTCGTCTAAGTTAATCATAGTTTTAAGAGGTATGTGTGGATATTATAACATAGTTATATGACTTATCTATAAACTTTATATTGTCTTTATAGTGTCGCAACATTATGTTCACATTCAGGACTACCATCAATTAACATATTTTCTATTTCTTCTTTTGCTTCAATAGTTAAATTTTTATCAGCACGAACAGTGTTAATAATACCCTTAACATCAGAACAATCTATTAATGTAGCAAGAAGAACTTCTAACATGTTAACATTTAATACCACAACTATTTAACAATTTCCCAATGGTCATCACCACCTTCATACATTTCAAATGAATATCTATTACTAATAGAGGAAAGTTTAAGTTTACCATCACACCTATTCACCACTCTACACGAATGTAATCTATCCATGTTATTATCAAATCTTGACTGAGCAAGTGTTGATCGTGGTTTAACGCATACAAATTCAGTTTTCATTTTAGTAGACATTTTGTTAAATACTGGTTGTAAAGAATTTCTTCCATGATGTGTGCTTGTTTCTCCCAAGGTTGATCGTCATAGTCAGTAGCAGAATGATCTACACCCTTCCATAAACGAATACCATGCTTGTCCTTTAAATCCCCCTTGACATGTTGATAAACATGCCACAGTTCATGTAAAAGAGTTTGTATATAGTCTTTAGGAGTGAGACGATTATGAATCTCAATCTCGAACTCACGAGGTCGATAGTCACAATCCAATACTCCTACCCATCCAAAGACACCATCACGAAGCATCCCCCTATGGTGAATAGTAATGTCTATCTTATATCGTGGTAAATAATTCATAACGAACCACTCCACAACATCATTACATGTTCTCTTACTGTATTTGCATCCAGAAGAACTATAAGATAGCATAATTAAGAAATGATTGAGTAATTCTAACACCCCAGTTCATGAGAACCATGAACGAAGTGATAAAAATCAATTTTTCAGATAACGAATAACTCATAATTAATTTCGAATATACAAATTATACCATATACTAACCTAACATCCTAGTATAGTGTGACAGTTTACAGACTGTCCACGAATTGAGCAAGATTATCAAATACTTTTACATCCTTATATTTTGTATCGATGCCCTTTAAAAATTGTTTTTCTGTATCTGCACCCTTACCAGTTCTAACTAACACAGGAGTAGCACCCGCTTTCTGTGCCATCTTAATATCATCTATAGTATCTCCAACATAATATCCAGTTTTCCAATTAACACCTGCCTCTTGAGATGCTCTATTCAACATTCCAATATTTGGTTTAGCATAAGGATCTTGTGGATTAGATGTTTGGTTAAAATAAAATCCATCAATACTAAAAATACCATTCTGACCAAATGTTTGCATCATATTATTCATAATATTTCCAACCTGTTCACCAGTTATCAATCCTCTCTCAATATTTGGTTGATCTGAAAACAAAACGACACGATGTCCTTTTAATCTTAAAGAACGAATAGCATCTATTGATCCAGGAATGAATCTCATATCCTCATACCTTTTAATAACATTCTTCCATTCAAGAATTACACCATCACGATCTATTCCTATAACTGGACCAGTAAAGGTTTTGGGCCAATCATTAGGATTATATTGATTTTGTGCCTGTGCTTGTGGAAATCCACCTTGTTGTTGAGGATTTCCATATGTCTGCTGTTGAGGACTCCCATATGTCTGCTGTTGAGGCATTGATGGTTGCTGAAATCCCTGTGGTGGGGGATTTGTTGATTTATAACGACCCATAGTTAAACATTTTGTAGAGATGGAACGAATACAGACTTCTCATTACCTAAGAAAACTAATTTACCTAATTCAGGTAGATACATATACTCTAATTGACTAGTATATAAAGTTTCGATGGCATCCTGTAAAGTTTCTACTAATGGATGTCCTGCTAAATTAAAACTAGTATTGAATAATAAAGGAACTCCAGATAGTTTATAAAACTCATTAATTAGATTATAATAGTTTTCATTCTGTTCTTTAGTAACAGTTTGAATCCTACATGTACCATCTACATGAGTAACTGCTGGTATCTCACCTATATGCTTATCCTGCATCTCCATAGCATACATCATGTGAGGTGTCTCGTCAAGTCCACGCATTTGAAACCACTCTGCTGCATGTTCCTGAAGCATAGAACCTGCAAATGGACGGAACCATTCCCTCCCCTTTACTCTATTAACAAAGTCCTTGCCGTCAGGATCTGTTGGATCATAAAGAATAGAACGATTACCTAATGCTCGTGGTCCTGCCTCTGCTCTTCCTTGGAAAATAGAAACAATCTTACGATCTTTAATTAATTGTGCAACCTCAGTAGGTGTTGTATCCGTTACTTCAATTAAATCATTATCTATATGTGGTTTTAGATCATCTAGAGTATAATTATATTCAGGACCAAGATAAAGAGTATCTAATCTTTCATTAATAGGATATTCAACTTCTTCATCCCCATTTTCCTTTGCTTCAATAGCAAAATTTTGTAATCCAAAAAATCTCGCATATCCAATCGCAGTTCCACCATCGTGAGATACTGGATCGACATAGATATTCAACTCAGGGAATCTTTCCTTATAATAATAATTTGCAACAACATTTAATCCATATCCACCAGAAATACAAATATTATCTTCACCTGTCATGTCAACTGCTTTTTCAATCAAATCACCTACATATTCCTGTGTTTCTTGCTGAACTTTCCATGCAATATTTTTCTGAGCATCTGTTATTTTTGCAGGATTCCTATGCCACTCATTACGAGCACCATTACTATGAGCTAGATACGGATACCTTTCAGTATCAATATATGAACCTCTTGGATATGCAGCAATGAAAAGATTCTTATCTCCTCTTTTAGTGTCTGTATAAAAGAGATCAGGAATTTTATCATCTTTTCTACCATAAGGAGCAAGTCCCATTGTCTTTCCTGCTTCAATAAAACCAAATCCCAAATAATCAGAGACTGCTTCATATGCTTTAACAGTGGTTACAGCAGAATCTACTTCAAAATCAGGTCTACAAACTCTAGGAACCTGATTGTCACCATATCTTTTAAAAATAGGATCAAAGTCTCCAGGATAAGATGCTAAATATATGCTCTCAGTTTCTAATGCTTGCAAAGTCAAATCAGGGTGTCCTTCGTTTTCCTTTGGTTTAAGATTATGTCTACTACCACAACCATCAACAACTATACAAGCGGCAGTTTCAAATCCAGAACCATAAAAAGTAGCAGCAGCATGTCCTAGATGATGCTCACCTCCAACTTTTACTACTTTTAAACCTGGATTAAATTTTCTAACCAATGCTTCATAAGAAGTCTCACCTGTCCAAGGAAGAGAATGTTCTTCTTGCCCAGTGCCACATATAACCAAGAAATCAATATGATGATCTCTCATTATATGAAGCATACCACGAAAAGGATTGCCGTCATACTTACTACGACTCATCCTTTCTTCTTCAATATAACACTCCAATACACCATCAATAGTAAGTGCTACAGAACCATTATGTCCTGGATTAATTGCCATTACATTATATGTTGAGTGTCTTTGTCTTCTTTCAACCTTTGCAGGTGCCATTTCACCAAGTCCAGCACCTACTGAAACAGGTGTTTTCATATCAAACTTACTATAATCCATTATGAATTCTCCTTAATATGTTTTGTAATTTGAGTATAGATCTTACTTATTTGCTCATCACTGAAATCCATTAAACGATCATTTAACCTATCTGCTAGATGAGAATCAAATCCACATGCACGAATAGGAGAATATGTTTTTGGAACATTCTCATTCTCTATGATCTGGAAATAATCAGGATAAGAAATATTTTCAGCATAAGTTGATCCAAGAATAACTGTACCTGGAATATCAAATGCTCTTGCCATGTGCTGTCCTAAACTATCACATCCAATGAAATAGTCAACAGATTCTATTATAGAACACCATGCTCTAAGATCAGGTATTTGTGGTTTCTCTGAAATTTGATCATCTTGCGATAATGCTTGACCAAATTCAGGGTCTGCCATCAATATGATATTATACTTCTGTGATAACTTCTTAACTAATTGAAGATAAACATTAGGTTCAATTGATCTTGTACTATCGTCAATAATGTCTCCATTATCAACTCTTGCCGATCTACCAAATGGTTGAATTACGATGGTCTTATCTTTACCTTGCTTTGATTTAACTTGTGCTAACTGATTTGCTGCCATTTTCTCCTCTGCTTTACATAAGTAAAGATGAGGTTGCTCTAGATCTGAATGATCATCAGTCTCATTAATGATCTTATCAAATCCTTCGATTAACGAACACTTCTGATTATAGTAATCATGCAGTAAATATGGTTCAGGGTGTATTAAATCATTGTCTTTAATAAGAAGATTGAATAACCCCTTCACATCCATACTATATGACTTATCTTGTAAAAGACGATTGCCATATAATAAAGAATCCCAACCACCTATAATGACTCCAAAATCTTTATTTGGATTCTTCTTTGCATATTTCTCAAGTGCAGGAATAGCACAAATAACACGACCTGCTCCACCATCAAGGTGGAATACCTTTTTTCTAGACATAAGTAAAGACCAAATACCTTTGCATGTAATTCAATACACTGGTATTTATTATAGTCTAAAAACGGTAATTATGCAACTATGTCGTAGTAACCCCCACAGTTGCTGCGAAACCAACATATGATAAAGGTTCATTTACACCCATTCTATCAACATTAACATCTATAACAAAATTCCTACCAGCAATTTCAGATTGTTGTTCCTCGACATCTCCTACAGTGCCACCAGCACCAATCGTGGACGCAATAGAGACAGTTATAGTTGATACCCCAGTTGTTCCTGATGGAGTAACAGTTACTTCTCCAGTAGTAGGTGAAGTAATTATCCAATCATTGTCATAATTTTGCGTCACTATATTATATTGATATAATTCTGGTGCAGTAGTATTGGTATCAGTAATTGTAATATCAAATGATCCACCAGCAACTACTTTAGTTGTACTTAAACCAATAGTGTCATTTAAGGATGGTCTAGTTTGAGCAACTAAAATACTCTTTGATCTCTCAAAAGTAACCACATCTCCAGTACCAATTCCAGATGAAATTGTAGAAGATAACGAAACTATCGGATGTTCAATTAGTCTTCTAAATTTAACAACAGCATCTGCATCTAAAGCAGATCCTATTGTAGATGCTAACGAAACTGTATTATAAACAGTTCCACCAGCAGCAGCAGTTCCTACCCCAATAACTTTTTCAGAAATAGATCCAGACTCAAAAGTATCATTAATCCATATGTCTCCAATATCATCAATTGCTATAGTACTTTGACCAACAGCTATATCATAACTCACAGCAGTTGTTTGTAGATCAATAATTGCATCTGTTTTAATACCTGCA